CACCAGCATCTAAGTCATATACTCTTGTATGTGTTTCTAAACATATGTATTTAAATAATAAAAAACTTTTAGATGTCGCTTTTCAAGGAACAACTAGAGCCTTAGTATCTCAAATAGTAAAAACTAATCTAGATTCAAAATTACAAGTAAGTGCTTCAACAAAAGGTATTATAAAAGGTATATACCCTAATATACAGCCGCTTGAAGCCATTAGTTGGCTCTTAAGAAATTCTTTTGATAATAATACTCAAATATATTTTTATGAATCAGCAAAATTTGGATTAGTTTTAACATCATATGCAGCGATACTTAATCAAAATGAAGTATATGATAATTATAACAGAAATCCTAATCCAACTGAGACAATGTATAATAGTAAAGAAGAAAAAATGTTTGAAGAAGAAAGACTTAAGATACAAAAAATGTCATCTTCATTAAATGTTTCTAAATTAAATGCATCTTCAAAAGGAACTTTTGGAGCAGTTTTAAATAAATTAGATATATCAACTAAAACAAGAGGAACTATAGTTCATGGATATGGCAATGATAAGCCGAGATTAAATAGTTTTCCACCAATAAATGATAAAATGACAGTTGATGGCCAAAGAATTAATGATTTTAGAAAATTTAAACAACATTGGATAACATATAACGAGAATGCATTTGATACTCATAAAAATTATCACGATCCAACTAAAAACGAAGCATTATTAAGAAGTAGAATGAGTATTAATAATTTAGATACTACAGTAGTTGACCTTAATTTAACTGGTGATTTTAACTTAGCTCCTGGTTTAATTATTAGTCTTGCAATATTAAAACAAGCTGATGTATCAGAAGAACTTTCAAATAAAGAAGGCGCTGATGGAGAGATATTTGATAATTATGTAAGTGGTGCTTATCTTGTATCAAGTATTACACATCATTTTGGTAAAGAAGGTTATAATATAAATGCTAAAGTTAAAAAAGATTCATTTATTGAAGAACAAATAAGAGGTAAATAATGTTTGATAGGAAAGTAGACCAATTTAAAAACGGAGTCTTTACATGGTTTATTGGTGAAGTAAAAGATATTAATGATACTAAAAATTTAAATAGAGTAAGAGTACATGCTTATGGATATTATGATGGAGTAGTAAATAATGGTGATTATCCCTGGGCAACTGTTATGATGCCAACAACATCAGCATCTATTAAAGGTAATGGTGGTAATCATCATTTAGAAGTTGGTTCATGGGTAGTAGGATTCTTTGCAGATGGTCCATCAGCTCAAGACCCTATAGTTATGGGTTCAATTGCTACTCAAACAAATGGTACAAAAGATATACCAAGTGATGCATCAGTAGATAATAAAGTATATGAATCAAAAGCTGGTCATAAAATTGAATTAGATAATACTTCTGGCGCAGAAAAAATAAAAATAACTCATGGTAAAACAAATTCACATATAGAATTTACTTCTACTGGTAAGATTAGAATAATATAATGACAACTCCAAGTATATCATTGCCGGCAATAGAATGTCCTGATGTTTTATTACCTACTCCGGCTAATTTAAGAAACTTATTTAGTGGATTGGCTACACATGCTTATCGTTATGAGATTGATGAATTAAAAAAAACTCTTGAAGATACAAGAAAGTTAATAAGTTCTGTCGACCCTAAGTTTGAAAAGATAGAAATACCAGAAATAGAATGGGAATTGATGATAACTAAGTTATCAGCTGATTTTCCAATGTATGTACAAAAACAGATACTTGAATTAATTAATGATTTGTTTCCTATTGAATTTAACGTAACTATATTAGGCATACAAATTAATATAATTGATTTTTTAACTGACCCAAGTAGTGTTTTAGATAATATACAATTAGAAGAGATTGATAGTATATATGATTTAATACCAGATGAATATAAAGTATGGGATAAGTTTGAAACAGCTGATTTTAAAAAAGAAACTGTAGCAAATTATATACGTTCTGAAGTTGCAAAGAAAATGAATCTCTTATTAACGGGTGGATTCTCAGGTCTTATAGATTTATTTGATGAAATATGGGACGCATTAGGATTACCATCATTTCCAGGTTTACAAGAAATAGATTTAGAAGCTTTAATACGAGATAAAACAATAGAAGAATTAGAACAGGTACAAATATTTGGATTTAGTTTATTAGATTTATTAGGTGGAGAGTTTGATGATAAGGTAGAAATACCTGAGTTTCAAAAAGAAAGATTATTAAAAAGAGCAAGAGAGTTTACAGAGGAATGGCAAACATATCTTATAAAACTATGGATTCAAAAGGTTGAGGATTTTTTTAATGCTATAGGATTAGGTGCAATAATTGATTTAATTACATTTAGTTTCTGCGATTACCTAAAGGTAATAGGCTTTCCATCAACAATAGATTTACCAGAATCAGTACAAACATTAATTAATAACACACAAAGTCAACTTCCTAACACAACAGTTGAGCAAGGAAGCAGTTAACGAGTATAAATAGATATATGGCAGGATTATATACAGGCGACAAGCAAATATCGGGCGATTTAGAGCAAGCGAGAAATGTTTCTAGAAAGAAAGCTCATCGCGATTTAGATTTATCTTTAAAGATACATCCTATACGTAAGGATATTATACCTTTAAAAGACGATGCTGCTATTAAAAATGCAATAAAAAATTTACTTATAACTAATTTTTATGAAAGACCGTTTGCAGATGATTTAGGAGCTAATCTCAGAGGATTACTTTTTGAACCTGCAGGGATAATAACAAACATAGAATTAAGAAGTAATATAAGAGATGTTATACAAAAGTATGAACCAAGAGTATCAGTCACAAGTATTGATATAACTGATAATATACCTAGGAATGAATATCTTATAGAAGTTTTTTTTAATATAAAAGGAATCAACGTAGAACAAGTCGTTGAAATACCACTTAGAAGGTTAAGATAAAATGGCAACAAATTTAAACGTAACGGAACTAGATTTTGCAGATATAAAAAATAATCTCAAAAACTTTTTAAAACAACAAACAGAATTTAATGATTATGACTTTGAAGGTTCAGGCCTTAATGTCTTATTAGATGTATTAGCTTATAATACTCATTATAATGCTTTAAATGCTCATTACTCATTAAATGAATCATTTTTAGATTCAGCTCAGATAAGAGGGAATGTCGTAACAAGAGCTAAGTTATTAGGATATACTCCTAGGTCTGTTTTATCTCCAAGAGCTACAGTTAATATCGTTGTTACTAAACCAAATTCAGGTACTATACCAACAGTATTAGAACTTACAAAAGGAACTAAATTAAATACAGTTGTAAGTGGAGAAGAATTTCAATTTGTTGTATTAAATACTCAACAAGCTACGTTAAGTGGTTCAACATGGACATTTAATAATGTCACTATTGTTGAAGGAACTACAAGAGAATTAAAATATAGAGTTGATAATGATATAGAAAATCAGAAATTTCAACTCTCTGACTATGACGCAGATACAAGTACGTTACGCGTACGTGTACAAGCGAATGAGGAATCAACAGCATTTGATGTATATACTAAATTTGAAACATTAAAAGGAGTAGATTCAACATCAAAAGTTTATTACTTACAAGAAAATCCAAGTGGTTATTATGAAGTATATTTTGGAGATGGCGTAACTGGATTTAAACCTACTAATAATAATATCGTAACAGTTGATTACGTAACTACTAAAGGTATTGAAAGTAATGGCGCAAATTCATTTACAATGGTAGATGATATTGGTACATTTGATAATATCGCAGTATCATTAGTTACAGCAGCTGCTGGTGGAGCTGAAGAAGAAACAATGGAGTCAATAAGATTTAATGCTCCTCTTACTTTTATATCACAAAACAGAGCTGTGACCGCTGATGACTATGCAGCGATTATTAAAAAGGAATTTAGTAATATAGATTCTATCTCAACATGGGGTGGAGAAGATAACGATCCACCTGACTATGGAAGAGTTTATGTTTGTATTAAACCTTTATTAGCAGAAACACTTACAACAGCAGAAAAAACAAATATTACAGGAGCTATTTTAAAAGGTAAGAATGTTGTATCAATAACTCCACAAATTGTTGACCCTAACTTTACTTATTTAGAATTAGATGTATCATTTAAATATAATCCTAATTTAACAGATAGAAGTTCTGTTGATTTACAATCAGTAGTAAGAGATACTATAACAGATTATAATTTTAATAATTTAAATAAATTTGACGGGGTGTTTAGACACTCACAGTTAACAAGGAATATAGATAACAGTGACCCTGCTATATTAAATACAACAGTAAGACCGAGAATGTTTCAAAATATTACGCCTGTAAATAATGCGTTAAATAACTTTAGTTTAAGTTTTTCATCTCCTTTTTTCCAGTCAGGCGATTCAACATCATTTTTAATATCATCTTCAGCATTTAAAATAAATAATGTTGACCATTTCTTTGGTGATGAGCCTATTACTGATTCTAGTAAAAGAAATGTAATTGTTTATAAAGTAGTTAATGATGTTAATACAACTGTAATTAAAAGTGCTGGAGAAATAGATGTAGATAAAGGTAAGATTACTTTAAATAACTTTACACCTGATGCTGTGACTCCAATAAAAATTACAGTACTTCCTAACTCACTAGACTTAGGACCTAAGAGAGACCAATTAATTTCAATTGATAATAGTTTTGTAGTTATAACTCCAGAAATAGATACAATTGCAGTTGCTGGTTCTGCAGGGTCTATAGATTATACAACAACATCAAGATTTAAATAATGGGATATAAAAAGACATTAACTCCTGGAGCGATTGAACTCGAACAAGGAACTCTGTCTCAAACGAAAGAAGATATTCGTTTAGACCAAATAATACCATCCGAAATATTAGAAAATAAAGATAAGTTAGATAAATTCTTACAAGCTTATTATACATTTATGAATATGGATGAATTTATTTATCAAGAAAATAATGTTTTTACAGATGTTGTACTAAATGGCCAAGCACAATTTAGAATAGCTGACCCTAATAACGAAAATAATAAGTTTTTTACAGATGAAACCGGTGCAGGCTCATCTCTTGTTGTAACGGCGCCTGATGGTACAACAACTAATATAACTTTAACTGATGTCAATGTAGCAATAACAAATGGTAATGAACTACCGGGCACGCTCGTTAATTCAACATCTGAAATAGGTAAAACATTTACTGTTAATGGTTTATCAGCTCATAATAACTCTTCAGCCAAATTAACAACAATTCAAAAGAATTGGGTAGGTCCAGGTCCATCATATGTAATGAATACAATTGAACAGGCAATGGATATTGATACTAATAGTGAAGGCTATTTAGAATTAATGCAAAAAGAAATTGCTGCTACAATTCCAAGAGGAGTTACGGTAGATAAAAGAACTCTTTATAAACAAATTATAGATTTTTATAGATTAAGAGGTACATCAGATTCTATTGAGATATTTTTTAAAATATTATTTAATGATATTGCTGAAGTAGAGTTTCCTTATGATAAAGTATTAATACCTTCAAGCGGTAATTGGGATGTTAATGCATCTCTTCCAAAGGGTGGACAATATTTAGATAATAAAGGATTTTTATCTGATAGTATTGTAGTACAAGATAGTAAAAAATATCAAAAGTTTTCTTATTTAATTAAGACTGGTAAAAATTTAACTGATTGGGACTTATCTTATAATAGATTAGTTCACCCAGCTGGATTTATTTACTTTGCAGAAATATTAGTATTCTTACAACTTACAAAAGCAGTATTAGGAGAAGATATTTTTAATGCTAATGGTTATGTAGACCTAGCTCCAAACGGAGAACCTTCTGGTAGAAAAAGAACAGATGATTTAGGATTAGCAATAAGAAAAGTTTTATCAGCGATACCAGATAGACAGCCAGGTATTATAGGACCAGAAGATGTTCCAATACTTGTTGAAATGTTTGTTTCAGCTTTTTTACCGACTATCACAGCAAAGGTTCATAAATCAGGTACTGTTTCAGTTGATTTAAAAAATGGTATAATAAATGGAACAACAATAACATCCGGTGGAACAGGTTATACTGTTGTTCCTGCTATAACGTCTACAGATAGTGGAACTCCATCAGGATTTACAACAGCAACATTGACGGCTGTTCTTACAAACGGTTCAGTATCTTCAATTACAATAGGTCAAGGTGGTAAAGATTATAATACACCAGTTTTAAGTATTGCTGCTCCAACAGCTCAAACAT